TGCAGCTCATCAAGGGTTACATCGTGGTGATACATTCCATTGGAACGTGTTTAGCGACGTAGGTACTCAAGGTACCACATTAGTTGAGACCAATACTATCCCGGAAACCTCGTTCACTATTGCTCAGGGCACTATGACCATTACGGAAGCTGGTAACAGCGTTCCGTGGACCGGTAAACTAGATGATCTTTCTGAGCAACCTGTGGCCGAAGTAATTCGGAAGGTATTGAAAACCGATGCCAAAAAGGCTTTCGATAATTTAGCAGCTACGCAGTTCAATTCAGCAGCATTACGAGTTGTTCCTACCGCTGGTACAAGCACAACGGCAGTTACGTTGACTACCAATGGTACGGCTACTCTAACTAATAATGTAGCATTAGGAACTTCGCATGTGAAATTAATTGTCGATGTCATGAAAGAGCGTAATATCCCCGCCTATACTGGTGATGATTATTACTCAATTGCATGGCCTTCAACTTATCGCCAGATGAAAGATGATTTGGAAGGGATCAAGCAGTATGTTGATCAGGGTTTCCGAATGATCATGAATGGTGAAATTGGTCGGTATGAAGGAGTACGCTTTGTCGAACAGACACATAAGTCTAAGGGAAGTATCGGTACTGCCGCTACAACCTGGACGAATGCTAAGTCTGATTGGGCGTTTTTCTTTGGCGAAGATACTGTTGCAGAAGCGGTTGCAGTTCCAGAGGAAATCAGGGGTAAAATCCCAGGTGACTTCGGACGTGATCGTGGAATTGCCTGGTATTATCTAGGTGGCTTTGGTATTATACACACACAAGCAGCCCAGTCACGAATCGTGATCTGGGATAGCGCAGCATAGGAGATATATTATGAGCTATTCAAATCCATACTGCATCACCTATAGCTACGGTCATGACAACGATATGGGTGATGGAACTGCAGTTGATTGGAGTTTCAAAGGCCCAACTGGGAAACAGGGAATCCTTATTGATGTAGGACTTCATGTTACCGAGACGTTTGCAGATGATGCAACTGAAGCAAATATTTCTCTTGGCACAACTGCCGATCCGAATTATTACGCTGAGTTGAACATTCCAGATGGTACTGCTTTGACTAACTGCTTTAATGTGCAAGATGACACTGATGCGATAATCATACAGGCTTTACCTGCAGATACACAGATTGAAGTTACCGTTACAGAGGGAACTGATTCTGGTACTGCTGCTGGTAAAGGCTACGGTTACGCTTGTGTTCTTTGGTACTAGGAGGAATTATGGCAAAATTAACCAGAGCGCAGCATACTGCAAGTGGCAAAATACCTGAGAATGGTTTATCCGAATTAGAAAATGTGAGTGGGGAGACGTTAGACTCTCTTGCATTGAATTCGCACGGACCTAATCAGATGCCTATAGGTGTTGTTCATAAGTCTATTTCCACAGATCGTGGTAAATTTACTTTTGACTAAAAAATAAGGTAGGGGGGGCTACGGTCCCCCCAATCCTTTGGAGGAATTATGGGTAAATATATAAATGAAGTTGATACATATTTATATGGAAAAACTAAACCAACTTCCCCTAAAGAAGCATACGGACATAGTGATTGGAAGGGTCGTGGCTTCTTAACAATGGACCAGATGTCTGGTGGTGGGGAGAGAGGAAGGGAATTTATGGCCTCTCAACGTAGATCTAATAACATGGTTAATGTTGATGGAGATATGGTTGGTTCATGGAATTTGGAATTTTAAGTATTAGTGAAAATAATAATAGTTCCTGAAAAGGAATTTGATGATCTTACCCCAGAAGATTTTGGGGGAAAAAGGGTGGACAAGACTGCTTGTGTTGTTAGATACGGTGGTTTTGGTGATATGATACAGGTTGCATCTTTATTTCCAGGGTTAAAAGAACAGGGATATAGAGTGTGCGTGAATGTTACGGAACGTGGAGAAGATATACTAAAGAGTGATCCAAATGTGGATGAACTCTTAGTTCAAAAAACTGACCAAGTTCCTAATGATAAACTTACCGAATATTGGAAAGTTATGTCTCCATGTTTTGATAAGTTTGTGCAGTTATCAGAATCAATAGAGGGAAAGCTTCTCCTGATAGGGGATAGGTTTGACACTATAGAGGATAAAACTGTATTCATTAAGGGAGACCCTAGATTTGAAAACCTGAGTAAGAATGAAATACATGAGTTATGTAATAAAAATTATATGGAAGAAACCCATGATTTAGGTGGGGTTCCTTATAAATTTTATCCTAAGTTTTATCCTACTAAATCAGAAATCAAGTGGGCAAAAGAAGTAAGAAGAAGAATAAAGACTAGAAATGTAATTTTGTGGTCTTTGTCTGGTTCGTCTGTTCATAAGGTTTATCCTTGGACAGATTCTGTTATTTCCAGGATTCTCTTGGAAAGAAATGATGTATCTTTTGTTACTGTTGGTGATGATCTGTGTCAGTTGTTAGAGATGGGATGGGAAAAAGAAAAGAAAGTAATAACTAAATCTGGTAAATGGTCTATACGAAAGACATTAGCATTTTTAGATGTGTGCAATATTATAGTGGGGCCAGAAACAGGAGTTCTCAATGCAGCCTCTACTCTAGATTGCCATAAAATTGTAATGCTTTCCCATTCTTCAAAAGAAAATTTGTCTAAGCATTGGACTAATACCACTACATTAGAACCGGAGTACTATTCTAACTACTGTTATCCGTGTCATAAGATGCATTGGGGATTCAAGACGTGTAATAGAGACGAGGAGACTGGAGGCGCTATGTGTGCTGCTAATATTAAACCAGAAAGTATAGTATCAGATATATTGGAAAATCTAAGATGAGTACGTATTTAGTTTTATGTCAAGATATGGCTAGAGACGTAGGTATACCAGGGACAGGTCCGTCTACTACAGTCACATCAGGACTATCGGAAGAAGAAACTTCTGTTGTTCGTTACATAAATCAGGCTGATCAAGACATCCAAAGTAGGTGGTTCGATTGGGATTTTCTGTGGACAGAAGGGTCCATTTCTTGTATAAATGGGACTGCTACATTAACATCTTCTAATACAGGATTTCCAGGAAGTGCAACAGCTTATCCTCCATTGGGTAATTGGAAATTAGATTCTATTGTGTGGGATAAGACTAGCACTGACTATCAGATATTAGAATATATGGGATGGGATGAGTATCGAGAAATCTATAAGTACGGTACTGTAGATTCAGATGTTCCAGAAGTTTTTTCTGTAAGACCTAATGGAGATTTAGATTTATATCCAACTCCCAATGCCACAACTGCAGTGGCTGCTGAGTATTGGAGGACTCCAGTTGTATTAAGTGATATTGTATCTCCAGCTACTACTGCTAATGCTAATGTATCAGCAATTCCAGCAAGGTTTCATAAGATAATTATAGCTAGAGCCAAGATGTATTATGCAGAGAATGAAGACGCTCCAGAGATTATGGCCGGAGCATTAGCTGAATTTGAAGACCTTTTAGACAAGTTAGAATCAGATCAATTGCCAAGGCAGAAGAACAGAAGGTTCTCATCTGGTCAGAACTTATTTAATTTTGTGGTTAGACCAGAATGAGTAAGCTTGCTAATAGGCAGATAACACCAAGTAGATTAGAGTCTACATATTTTCCATTTGAAGGTGGACTAAATATGGTGGATCCTTCTCTAGCTTTAAAACCTGGGGAATTAGTAGCAGCTAAGAATTTCGAAATAGATATACGTGGAAGGTACCGAAGGGTAGATGGGTATGAAAGATTTGATGGTCAAACACTTCCATCTGACATTACATATTATAGGATACCTTTTACTGTTGGTACAGCTAGGGATTCCGTATTTGATAGCGCCTTCAGTAGCGCATTTGATATGCAAATACCCTCCAAAGGAGACTTAATAAAAGGTGAGACTAGCGGCGCTGTAGGCTCAATATTGCAGGTTAGTGTTGAAGATATAACTGGAGATGACGCGGCTGGATCTTTCTCTAATTCAGATGCAGAAGGGTATGTATATTTTACTATAGTAACAGGAACACTGGAGGATGGAGAAACTATGTTTTTTCTAAATAAAGACAGCGCTTTTGGAAGCGCATTCAATGTGGAGTACGGATAATGGGAACACCAACAGCATTAAGAAAAACGAGGGCAGTTTTAACAGGTACTAGTTTTGCCGATAATACTACTGGTGCCATCACCGCCCAGATGGTCAGACAATTTACAGAGTCTGGCATGGGTGGATATGGAACTATATATTCCCCAGCGGGAACTCCTGCAAGTCAGGCAGTAGCATCATTAGCAACCGCTACAATAGATTGGAATGCTGATTCAGTGGGGGCCAATGGTCCTGATGATACTGGAACTGTGTCTTCAACAACCGTAGGAACTGATGCTGATTTTGCTAATGATAGGATCAGGATATATGACAAAGGATTCTTTATGGTTAATCTGGGTATTAGTTTTGCACAGACTAGCACCGATACCGTGATATGGACATTCAGAATTGCCCATGATATAGATGGTGCTGGTGCAACTTATCCCGGCTATGACGCTGCTGTTCAAAGAATAGTTGCTACCTTAGAGAATATGGTATCTATTTCTGGTATCATTGATACCACTGGACATACCACTTACACAGATATTCTTGCTCAGGTTAAGAATGGTCATGCAAGTAGTTCTGAGAATTTTCAAATGCATTACGGTCAGTTGTCAGTCTTTAGGGTTGGTTAATGGGAATTGTTGCCACTGGCCTT